AACCAAGGTTCCATTTTATATCCAGTAATACCTGTTTTACTTTTAAACTCTGTTATTACTATTGGACTGAAAACAACAAGCATTGTTTTTTCTGCCTCTTCGGAGGCAGAAATCTTAGCGAATACTTCTTCACCATTCTTAAATTTTAGAGTTGCATAAAAGTCTTCTTCCATTATTCCTTTAGATTGATGGTTAATATTTCATAGTTAAATTTTTCTTCGTTATATATTTTAATTCTTTCTATAAAATGCCCCAAGGTATAATTTTTTCTTGAGTTGAGTGTGCAGTCATCAGCAATATCGTAAAGAACTGCTTTTGTTTTATCTTTTCCTTTTCTCAAAACTCTTCCTATTGATTGAAGATTTCTAACTCTTGATTTACTTGGTGAAGCAAAAACTACATTGTGAAGATTTTTGATGTTGATGCCAGTACTAAAAGTTCCATATGAAGCAACAATAATTGCGTTGTTTTCTTTTTCTGTGATCTCTCTTACAAGTTCTCTTTCTTCGGCATCAACTCCACCATGAATAAAAAATACTTTTCTATCGTCTGGCTTAAGATTATTTATTAAATTATACAAAGGTTCTCCGTGTGTAGAAACCCGACTATATAAGATCAAAGTATTTCCTTTTAGGTTCAGTACCAAGTTTGATATAAATTTATTTCTTCTTTCATGACTTATTATGAACTGAACTTCATCTTCATAATTTTCAAACTTTCTTGGTTTATGTTTTAGAACCAAACATTGAATATCTAATTTTGACAAATGTCCCTGCCGCATTAGTTCCGCAGTTTTTGTCACTTTGTATGATGGACCAAATAATCCTTCAAGAACCCATTTGTGAGTTTGAGTTCCATCAAGAGTTCCAGTAAATCCAAAACGATATTTTGCGTGATGAAGTTTGGACATTATAGAGATCAAAGACTTGCTTTTGAACAAGTGTGCCTCATCCCCTATAATTACATTATAATCTTCAAAGAATGGTCTTTCCAGTTTATAGATTGATTGCCAAGTTGTGATCGTAACTGGATGTTCATTTGTTTTTTCCCTACCAGAATAAATGCGATGGCAATATGACTCAGCATCCCAACCATAATCTTGGAAATCCTTGTACATCTGCTCTACAAGAGATGTCGTTGGAACAACTAAGAGAATTTTTTGTCCTTTATCTATATAATACCTTACAAGGGAATAAATCATCAAGGATTTTCCTGAGGCTGTGGGTGATATCAATAATTTTCGGTTATGCCGCAGAGCATCGCATACTGCATCTATTTGATAATCCCTCGGAGAGTGTGCGCAAATAGCCTGCATATAATCTTTGGTTCCTTCCATTGAGATCTCTTCATTAATCTCAAATGGAAGACCGTAATATTTGTTTTCACGAAACTCATATGTGTATCCGTGAAGATTTAATTTATCAATTACCTTGGGGAGTAAACCTGCATAAATTTCCCCAGTATGAACTGATAGTAATCTTATATAACCATCCCAGTGCTTATTTCTCATTTGAGGCATAAACTTTGCCCCTGGAACTTCAAATGTAAAATATTCTTGGAGCTCATATAAAATATGAGGTTCACATTCTAACTTGATGTAAACCTCATTCTTCTTATGAATAATTACGTCACTCATAAACAATAATAATTGCTATGAGTATTTAGTTACCCTAAACCAGACTGGAATCTCATATATTCTATGGCATTCTTAATCTGATATCCTCTATTGTGAATCATTTTTAAAATATCCTCAAGGTATTTTAGAATTACATCATAGTATTCTACCTTGAGTGATGATTGTGATAATCTATCATCAGCATCTAGATATTTTTGGAGAGTGTCTTTATCCCTAATTTTTTTGGGAAATGGATTTTCGACATAGACATCTGGATCTGCTTTTCCAGAATAATACTCATATCTTTCGTGGCGGATATTTCTTTTTTGTTGATCTGCTTTCTTTCTTAGCAAAAGAATGTTATTATAAATGTTATAATACTTTGCGTGAAGGATCGGAATATTTAAAGATTCTGTATGTAAATTGTCTGGATCAATTTTAGAATCTGATTCCCACAAACGCTGTATTGAATCCAAATCAATACTCATAATTTTTCATCATTCATATCAGTTATATTGTAAATAGTATACTTGAAAGACACATCAGCAGTCAAATATTGAATGTCCGTATTTGTGGCATCAAATTGAAGTGCTGATAAATCGTATGGGAACATATCTTTGAAATTGATTTTAAAGTTCGCATTCTGGGAACTTGTTAAAATAATCAGAGATCCATCAGAATATAAACCCAACTGAGATTTCATTGGTTGCTCAAAATTATCATTTGATCTTTGAAAGTCATAAATCTCAGCAAGACTTTCTGGATATCCTAATCCACGAATCCACTTTTGTATTTCCATATAATTCTCAAGATTTTCATCCACCATAAAAGTTAGAGTGAAATCTTGAAATACAATTTTATCGCCAGGAATATCAATATCTTTCAAGTAAGTTGGTTGATTTGCAACACCTAGAGTTAATCCTGGAATGTTTGCTCTGTTGGAAAAAAATGCAACCTTGGGTGAACGCGTCAAAGTAAACTTAAATCCTACAGGGGACAAATAATTTCTGTTCTCTATTTGATTCCTACTTATATTTTTTGTACTAGTGTTTACTGGCATTTTTTTGAACTATTTAGATAAAAAAAGAGGGTCCGAAGACCCTCTCAGAGAATTTATGTGAAATGGATCACATTAGGTTCTTAACAGCAACTCTTCTGTAGTAGCGGTTGCTGTTGGTGGTGAGAGTACCCTCACCTGGGGTAGCACCTTCAGCGAATGGGTTTGCAACCATACCATAACGAGTCTTAAAGCCAATCTTGGGCTGGAAGGTGTTCTCGCCAACGGCACGAACCATTTGGAGAGGAACGTATGGGCAATAGAAGAGACCTGCGTCATAAGGTGAAGAACCCTTATAACCAACAACGTAATACTGGTTGCCAGGAGTTGCATTACCTGAAGTCAGGTTAGCAGCATATGGGTCAATATATACGCGGAATTTGCCCATTAGAGTACCAGCAAAAGTATTGCCAGTATCATCAACATTGAGGTTAGCGTTGAGTGCTGGGGTGTAATCCAGAACGCCAGCCATGGTTAGAGCGGAAGCAACGTCTGCGGAGCAGAGGATGATGTTGCCCTTTCCACGACGAGTTCTCTGAGCGATTGCGTTAGCATCACGCTCAATCTGGAACAGAAGACCCTTGAACTTCTCAACTGACCAACGACCGTTGGAGTCAACGTCAAGGTCGAAGATGCCTGCAGTTGCTACGTTTTGTACAGCACCCTGTTCAGCAGTCTTGTAGATGGTTCTGATAACTTCGCGGTTGATTTCAGCAAGAATCTCGGTTGAGAGAATGTTTGCTAATTCCGCTTCAGCATTCAGACCGTGGATTGCCTTGAGGTCCTGAGCAAGCTCTAGTGAGTACTCAGCCTTCAGAGCGCGGCTCTTAGCAGTTACGGTGACCTTCTCGATTGAGAATGCCATTTGGTTGAAGTTCTCACCACCTTCGCCAAGTGATTCGGCGTAAGCGGTGTTCATTCCCTGACCAACATTATATGCGGTTTGGGATGAACCAGATGGATTTAGAACTGCTGGGTTTGTACCTGCTTGTGCAGTTGTACCCATACCAACAGTACCGTCAGTCCAACCATCGGTATTGTTGTATCCGGTATCTTGACCGGAGAATGCTGTATCTACTTCGTTGTAGAATGCTTCGGTTCCGCTCTGATTGACATAGCGTGAACGCATTGCGAAGATCAGTCCAGTAGGACCGTTCATTGGTTGAACGCCTGCGAGGTCATAAGCGACCAGGTTAGGCATTGCACGGCGGATCAGTGAGATCAGAACTGGATCGAAACCAGCGGTAGGACCTGCGCTGAATCCTTGTGCGCTACCACCGAAACCAGCAGTTGCACCTGATGCAGTGCTGTTGGTTGGTGATTCGGTCAGGAATGAACCTGAAGTTGCGAAAGAGTTTTCCTCTCTGAGGAACTTCTCTTGGTTCTCTAGCAGGACTGCGGTTACTGCTCTACGATGTGAATCTTTGATAGAATCAAGACCCTGATAGTCGAGGAGAGGTGCCCACTTTTCCTGCAATTGCTCTGAATGGAACATTTGCGTTTACCTTTGTTGTGTGGATGTTTTTGTTTGAATTATATTAAATTCAATTATTTGCTAAATCTTGAGAGTGTATTCAGATAATTAGCCATAGCACCAGAGATAGACTCATGTGCAATGTCTACTCCTTCTGAGAGTGATTCTGATTTAGCGGTTGGTGAACCAGATCTTGATGGGAAATATGCTTCCCTTAAAGTCTCTAGTTTCTCACGATATTGTGCTTCACTTTCAAACTCAACACTTTCGGCAAGTGAAGCGAGCTTATCCTTCTGAGAAAGTGCTAGACCCTCAGAAATCTCATCAAAGATTCCATCTGCAACCGACTCTGCGAGACGCTTGTTTAGATGAATGTTTCTCTCAATTTGCTCGTTGAGTTTTTCTTCCATTTCATCAAGTTTTTCTACCATGCTCTCAAGCACATCATATTTATCTTCAGGGATTGATACATAATGTTCTTCAAAAAGATTCTTCATACCATTGAGGAATGATTCGGTCAGTTCTGACTGGAGACCAGAC